GACACCGTCCTTCCGGAGCTGCACCAGAAGCTGGAGAGCATCACGGAAAATGACTACCTGCTGCTGGTGGGCAACCCGGCCCTGATTGGAATAGTGTGCGCTATCGCTGCAGACTATAGCCAAGGCTGCTTTAACCTGCTGCAGTGGAGTGGGAAGGAGCGCCGTTACCTGCCTATCCGGGTGCAGGGCCTTTACAATGACCTTGGGTTCGCTGGTAAGTGATTGTCTCCTGTCCACGGACAGGGGAAACTTCCAGGGACCAAGAAAGCGAGTAGAAACTAGGAGTTACCGATGACAGACCCCAACCAATACGACTACAGCGACTACGTGGAAGCGCCTACCAGTGACCACGCACTCGCACAACTTTCCCAGCTGGCGGACAAGCAGGCTGCAGCGGATGCCCGCGTGAAGCGCATCGAGGCAGAGCTGGAGAAGGCCCGCGACGAGTACAAGGACATCAGCGAGCGCCAGATACCGGAGCTGATGGACGAGCTGGGCATGGAAGAGTTCAAGACCAAGACCGGCCTCAAGATCAAGATCAAGGAAACCATTCGCGCCAGTATCCCGAAGGCCAAGCAGGAGGCAGCATTCGAATGGCTCCGGGCCAACGGCTACGGTGGTCTGGTGAAGCGGTTCGTGTCCGTCTCATTCGGGAAGGGCGAGGACGAAATGGCCGAGGAAGCCTTCAAGGAGCTTCTGCAGAAATACGAGGGCGTTGACGACAAGTCCAGTGTGCACCCGTCTACGCTGAAGGCGTTCATAAACGAGCGGCTGGCGGAAGGCGACGAGATTCCCATGGACCTGTTTGGGGTTCACCGCCAGCGGAGCGCCGTGATAGATTGACCAGTTTCCGGTTCCCAGCCTAGTCAGGGAACACCAGCTTGGGCGTCGCACAGTCGCCCCTGCGAGCCAGGAGCACCCAGCTGGGAACTGGCCCAATTACCGACACCTGGAGAGAGAGTGGTGTGACCCGAGGGAGAGACCTGCCGTCTATTCGCACCGGGGGACGCTAAACGGCCCGCTGCACAACTGAAGAAGGAGTACGCCACATGGCTACCAAGAAGACCGAAGTTGCCGAAACCAAAGACCAGCTGCCCGCCAACTACGACTATGGCGAGTACGCCGGTGCCGGTTTCGAGAACCAGGACAGCTCTGATTACAGCATTCCGTTCCTGGAAGTGCTGCAGGGCCAGAGTCCGGAGCTGGAGACCATCGAAGCGGCCAAGCCCGGCCACATCATCAACAAGGTCACCCAGGACGTCACCGCTGGTAAGGACGGCATCGTGTTCGTTCCCTGCTACACCCAGCACGTGTTCGTCGAGTGGGTTCCGCGTGATGCTGGCGGTGGTCTGGTCAACGTCCACGAGCTGGACAGCGACGTTGTCGCCCAAGCGAAAGCCTCTGGGCAGCGCACCGGCAAGATCATCCTGGAGAACGGCAACGAGCTGATCGAGACCTTCTACGTCTACGGCATCCAGGTGCTGGAAGACGGCACTTCTGCGCAGGCCGTTATCGCCTTCACTTCTACGAAGATCAAGAAGTACAAGGCGTGGATGACCAAGGCCCGCACCGTGCAGATGCGCCTCCCGGACGGTCGCAAGATCAACCCGCCGCTGTTCGCCCATCGCTACCGCTTGACCACCTTCAAGGACCGGAACAAGCATGGCGAGTGGTACAACTGGGAGCCTGCCTTCGATGGTGAGAACGCCGAGGCCGCACGTCTGGCCCCGACGGACGAAACCTTCCAGGAAGCAACTCAGGTGCTGGAGCTGGTTCGCTCTGGTCAGGCTAAGGCCGACTACAGCAGCCAAGCCCAGGAAGCCACCGGCTCTGCGGGTGCAGGCGAAGAGGCCGCTACAGGCCCTGACGGCAAGCCCGCGTTCTAATCCCAGCTACCTTGGGACCTTTGAGGGGAGTGCCTCCGGGCCTCCCCTCCTTTTGGGCAATCAGAAATGGAGTACCCTCATGCAATTCGCCCCACAACAGGAGCAGGCCCTGAGCGCCGTAGACGCTTGGCTCAAGCGAGTCAAGGGAGGCGACAAGAGCCAGCTCATCTTCCGCCTGTTCGGCTTCGCCGGGACGGGTAAGACGACCCTAGCCAAGCACCTCGCCGCCGGAGTGGACGGCACCGTGCTGTTCGCCGCCTTCACCGGGAAGGCCACCCACGTGCTAGCGAGCAAAGGCTGCCCGAACACCAGCACCATCCACCAGCTCATCTACACCCCCAAGGAGAAGAGCCGTGCCCGCCTTCGAGAGCTGCTGGCCCAGGAGGCCGAGCTGAAGGCGAAGAACCCGCAAGACCCCAAGCTGGAGCCGCTGCAGCAGGAGATTGCCCAGGAACAGGCCAACATGAAGCGGCCTATGTGGCAGCTCAACCTGGACAGCCCGCTGCGCCACGCCTCGCTGCTGGTGGTAGACGAGTGCTCCATGGTGGACGAGACCATCGCCTGTGACCTGCTGACGTTCGAGGTGCCGATCCTCGCCTTGGGCGACCCGGCCCAGCTGCCCCCGGTGAAGGGCACCGGCTACTTCACCAACGCCCCTGCCGACTTCATGCTGACCGACATCCACCGGCAGGCCAGCGACAACCCCATCATCGAGATGAGCCGCATCGTTCGTGAAGGCGGCATCCTGAAGCCCGGCAACTACGGCTCCAGCTCCGTGGTTCGCCACGCCGACTGGGACAAGACCAGCGTGTTCCGTGCCGATCAGCTCCTGGTGGGCAAGAACGCCACCCGCAAGGCATTCAACCATCGGTTCCGCTTCCTGCAGGGACGGGAGAACCCCTACCCGGTTCCGGGGGACAAGCTAGTGTGCCTGCGCAACAACCACGAGCAGGGCCTCCTGAACGGAAGCCTGTGGACCGTTGACGAGTGCATCGACCCCGGTGACGGCCAGCTGGCGCTGTCTGTCCTGGGCGAGCAGGGGGAACGGGTAACGACCACCGCCCATGCCTGCTACTTCCACGGCCAGGAGCCTGAGTGGTACGAGAAGAAGGACGCCGACGAATTCGACTATGGCTACGCCCTCACGGTCCACAAGTCTCAGGGCAGCCAGTGGGACCACGTGCTGCTGTTCGACGAGTGGTTCCGCCCAGACCGGAAGCAGTGGCTGTACACCGGCATCACGAGGGCTGCTGAGACTCTGCAGATCATCAAGATGTCTTAGCAAATTGCCGGGTGGCCGCCATAGCCCCAAAATTGGTGGTCACCCACCGTGTTAATTGAGAGGAGTAACGCATGGTCCAGACCCGACCTGAGCGTGACGGCCTCCTGACACTCTTCGGGAAGAAGACACTGGAAGACAGGTACCTTCTGCCCGGAGAGACGTATCAGGGGCTGTTTGCGCGTGTAGCACAAGCCTTTTCCGACGACGCTGGCCACGCCCAGCGTATGTACGATTACATCAGCCAGCTGTGGTATATGCCCGCCACCCCCGTTCTGAGCAACGGTGGAACCGACCGGGGCCTGCCCATCAGTTGTTTCCTCAACTCCGTTGACGACACCATGAAGGACATCGCCGACACGTGGAACGAGAACGTGTGGCTGGGAGCCGGTGGTGGTGGCATCGGAACCTGCTGGAGCCGCCTCCGTTCGATCGGGGAGCCGGTGCGGGGCCGTGGTTCCTCCAGCGGCATCATCCCCTTCGTTCGCGTCATGGACAGCCTGACGCTGGCCGTGAGCCAAGGGAGCCTTCGCCGGGGCAGTGGCGCAGCCTACCTGGACATCAGCCACCCCGAGATCGAAGAGTTCCTGGAAATCCGCAAGCCCAGCGGTGACTTCAACCGCAAATCCCTCAACCTCCACCACGGTGTGGTCATCCCGGATGCCTTCATGCATGCACTGGAGCGTAACGACTCCTGGGCACTGGTAGACCCGAAGAGCGGAGAAGCCAAGAAGCACGTGAACGCCCGTGAGCTGTTCCAGCGCATCCTGGACATCCGCATGCAGACCGGGGAGCCGTACCTGCTGTTCTCGGACAACGTGAACCGGGCCATGGTAGACCACCAGCGTGAGCTGGGTTTGAAGGTCACTCAGTCCAACCTCTGCATCGAGATCATGCTGCACACCGGCCCGGACTACCGGGGCCAGGACCGCACCGCCGTGTGCTGCTTGGGCAGCACCAACGCCGAGAAGTACGACGAGTGGAAGGACCACGCCCAGTTCGTCGAAGATTGCCTCCGGTTCCAGGACAACGTGCTGCAAGACTTCATCGACCGCACCGAAGGCCACCTTGGCTATGAGAACGCCCGCTACGCTGCCATCCAGGAACGCTCCGTGGGCATGGGTGTGATGGGCTTCCACAGTTACCTCCAGAGCAAGGGTATCCCGCTGGAGTCGCCCATGGCCAAGGGCTTCAACATGCAGCTGTTCAAGAACCTTCGCCAGAAGGCAGATGCCGCCAACCTGAAGCTGGCCCAGGAGAAGGGTGCCTGCCCGGACAGCATCGAGGCCAACAAGCGGAACCCGAACATCCAGCTCAAGCGTTTCAGCCACATGATGGCGGTGGCCCCAACGGCTTCCATCTCAATCATCTGTGGCGGTGCCAGCCCCTGCATCGAGCCGTGGAACGCCAACGTGTTCACCCAGAAGACCCTCAGCGGCTCCTTCGGGGTTCGCAACAAGCACCTGGAAGCCGAGCTGGACAAGCTGGGGCTGAACACCCCGGCCACGTGGCACAGCATCCTGGAGCACGACGGCTCCATCCAGCACCTGGACCTGCCTGAGTACCTGAAGGAGGTCTACAAGACGTCCTGGGAGATCGACAATCGCTGGGTGGTAGACCTTGCCGCCGACCGGGCACCGTACATCGACCAAGGCCAGTCCATCAACCTGTTCCTGAAGGGAACCGTGGACAAGTGGGACCTGCTGATGCTCCACTACACCGCGTGGAAGCGTGGTGTGAAGAGCCTCTACTACCTCCGTAGCCGTTCCGTCCAACGTGCTGGCTTCGCCGGTGTTGAGGGCGACAACAAGATGGACCGGGACAAGTTCTTCGCCATGTCCCAGAAAACGGATTACGAAGAGTGTCTAGCCTGCCAGTAGCCCATTACCTCTACCGCATCACCCACATAGAGTCTGGCAGGTTCTATGTGGGTGTTAGAAGCTGTGCAGGAGACCCGGAAGGGGATTCCTACTTAGGTAGCGGCCTCTGGATCAAGCGGGCCGTGCGGAAGTATGGCCGGGAAGCCTTTTCTAGGGAAGTTTTGTCGACCCACAGCACGAGGGAAGAGGCCCTGGAGGCTGAACATCGGTTGGTTGATGAAGAGATGCTGGCCGACGAACTATGCATGAACATGCGCAGGGGCGGGAAGGGCGGTAGCATGCCCGGTGAGGAAAATCCGTTCTACGGCAAGAAGCACGGAGAACGCTTCCGGGAGTTCCACAGGGAACGCATGTCGGGAGAGAAGAACCCCAACTGGCGGGGCAAAGCTGCCACGCCGGAGGCCAGAGAGAAGATGTCCCGCTCCCGATCAGGAGAGAACAATGTGTGGTACGGGAAGAAGCTGAGCGAGGAACATCGAAAGAAAATGTCTGAGGCGCAGAAAAGGCGCTGGGAAAGGTATCGAGAGGAGAAGAGAAATGCAAGTCGGACTACTCACCCCTAGTAA